TTCGTTCATTTGGTTTTTGCACTGGGGTCAATGTCTTACATCACGCATTCTGGATACGGTTATTCTAAACGCCTCTGTGAGGACGTTTCCGTTTGGTTTTTAGACAAGTTCTTTCCACGGCATAAAATTGTAGTAGAGATCCTTCATCGTGGTTTGAAGCGTGAAGGTGTAAACGGTTACTGCGACATGGTTGGGTATGCTTATCGCCCTCGTGAGTTTCTGATTGAACTTGACACTTACATGGATAAAGAGTTGTATATAAAAACTCTTTTGCATGAACTGGTTCATCTGCGGCAGTGGGTGGTGGGTTCGCTGCGCTTTCGTTATGGAAAATTGTGTTATTCTAAAGAACCTGTTGAAAAGTATGAGTATTGGTATCAACCACATGAAATAGAGGCACGGGAACAGGAAGAAACCCTATATCTGCAGTATCTGTTTGAGAAGAACGGGTGGACGGATCACCAAGTGGCACAGTTCTTCCCGAACCGCCTGCTGCAGGCATTATAATTACAAGGTAATCAACGGAACACCCGATGATCTCTGATACCACACAGGACGCACAACTCCGACACACGATCACGAAAATCGTAGAGAAAATGGATCTGCGCCTGCTACAACGTATTGTCTATGAGGTGCGTTGTGAAGAAATGGGGATTTACCCCGATGGATGGAAACTTTACCCTGAAAACTGATCATGAAACTCTCTACTACAACTGTTTCCAAGATTGCCGATGCACTCAAACCTGCAGTGCTCAATCACATCTATGGAGATCCTGAATATGCAGAGTATATGCACGGTGCTGTGATTGAAGGTATTCGTAGTGTAATGGGAGACATGGACGATGAGTTGCTTTTTGAGATTGGTATGCTAGTATTTGATCGTATTGAATTGAAATAATGATTGGACTAATTGCTGGACTGACCTGTGGCATCGCAACATTTTATGGTGTTGGTGATGGATTTCATGGGCAAACTACTGCAAATGGAGAACGATTTGATGCTTACCGTTGGACTGCTGCTCATCCTTACTTACGTATGGGAAGCAAAATTAGAGTCACAAATCAAGATAATGGAAAACAAGTAATTGTTCGTGTCAATGATCGTGGTCCATATTCTCATGCTGATCTGGATCTCTCTTATGCTGCCTTTGCTCATATTTCTTCTCCACGCAAGGGCAATGCTGTTGTTTGTTGGAGAGTCGTCGGGTGAATAAAGATAAACTCTATCTTACACTCACTCTTGTTGTGTTTTTTCTACTTGACATTGCCATCATAGTTGGACTATTATGGCATGGTAAGGCAAACTTTACTGAACTGTTCAAACACCTCAAATGAAAAAGTTTCTTCCCATTCTTTTCTTGCTTTGCTCTTCTCCAGTGTTTGCACAAACTCAAGCAGTTGTGCAGAAGAAAGAGTATCGCCCCTTTCGTTATGAAACTCCATGTGCTCTTGAAACCAAACAGGAGTTTGAGATGGATAATTGTGTTGTGATCGAAACTCGTGAAAGTGGAGGAGCACTTCGCACTCGTAATATCTATTCCAATCGGTTTAAACTCGCTATCAAAGGACGTTTTGATAAAGAGAAGGGATACATGACATGGGACAGTCACAATAAATACGAGTACAAATGGGAATACAAGGTTGGTGGTGTTGATGGTTTGGGTACATGGACTTATGTGATGCCTGGTATTTTACTTCAAAATGTTAGTTGGGACTGATAAAAATGACTGAAATAACTGTAAATCTAAATGTGCAGGAAATAGGAATTATACTTTCAGCAATTCAAAATCTTGAAAATGTTGATGAGATTCGTCTTGCCAGAGAGTATGGAAGTGCATCGGCACTGTATAACAAACTTTATTCGCTCTGGGAACGGATGGACAGATCGGAAACTGGACTACGCTACGACGTAGTGCCCTCGTTTTGACCTATAATACAAAGGTAATCAAGGGAACACCTCATGCAAATGCCCCAACTGACGAGCAAGGACGGCAACATGATCGTTGACTTCTATCCTGTGAAGACTCCCTATGGTGATATTTCTGAAACTTGGGTTCTTCGTGCAGTAACCTTTGCACCTCACGGTCAAGTATCCAAGAAGTTTCTGAACAAAGTGGAAATGCTTCTTGACATTCGTGAGCGTATGGCATACGGTTATGCTCAAACTGGTGATAACTCCAATCTTCCCCAACTTGGCAATCCCATGGCAGGTGCTTGCTGATGGAAAATAAAGCACGTATATTATCATCTTTGGTTTTATGTGTTGCTTACATCACAACACTCTATTTTGATACTGTGATTGGTTCTAGATTGTATATGTTAGGTAATGCTCTGGCACTACCTTATATGATCAAGAACAAGTGTTGGGACATTGTTGCTCTTCTTGCATTCTTCATCATTGTTGGATTGCCCAAGGTTATTTCATGAAAACCTCCTACATCTATCTTGGTTTGATTGCCATTCTGATGTGGAATGGTTTTATCATTCAAAGAGATCAAAAACTCTTTAAGGCATATGACGCCTGCACAAAATTCACACATCATCCCGATTGCCCCTACGACAAAAAATGAACAAAGACGACATCAAACAATTCATCAAGGCATTCATGGATTTCAGCAAACACGCAGAAGTGCAGGAAATGTATCATGATGCTAAACAGGCATATCTTGATTATGAACTGCGTAAGCAAAATTCCAAAATGATTATTGAAAGTGAGATTGAAAAGAAAGCAGCAGAACTAGAAGTGACTGTTGATTATTACATGGCAGAATTTATGTGATGAATCAAAGGACAAAGATCATTTTAGCACTACAGCAGATTGATAATCTTACCTCTCTTTTAGATGGTAACGAATATCAATCTTTTTTCTATTCACATTTAATTAGTATGAAATGTGAACTTCAACGTCAATTGACAAATCTCACACATTCGTCTACAATTAAGGAGTAATTTAAAACAACAAATGAAGTATCTTTACATCGTCAACTACTGGGTTCCTTTTCCTTCTTCTGAATATGGTGGAACAGTAAGTTTGATTGCAGAGTCTGATACAGAGGCATTTGAAATTCTTGCAGAGTGTAGTGACTTTGATGATAGTTACACAGATCGTATCATGGAACGTGTGGTAAATGCATATAAGTTTGCTCTTGCCGAAGAGGAAAACTCACGTATTGTTGATGTGTTCATTACATGAGTCATGAAGTACATTCCAAATGTTAATGATTATGTAAAGTGGAATGATGGTAAGGGCGTAGAAGGTTGGGTGTATTTCGCATGTAAGGAATACATCACCATAGAAAAATCCGTGCGCCCTAAAGACTGTGATAATTATAGAGCATGTTGCATACATGCAAATGATAGATTACTTGTTCTTTGCTATTCAAATCAGTGGAATCAATTAGAGTATATTAAATCTAGAGAATCAATCTATGAAACCTAAAAACCCATGGAGATGGTGGGCAAAAGCACTGGGAGAAAAAGCATCTAAATGTGATAAAGAGTCTGATAGAGTTGCATTGATCCGAACGGTCATCTTTGCAACTTATTTGATTACAAACTGTTTTATTGTTGCCGGTGTAATACGACACTGGAATAAACAAACCGAAATTCAAATTTTTATTGAAAATCCTCATGAAGTACCAAGTTATCTACAACAAAAACAAAAAGAACAAGGTGTCCAAACAGGTGGCAACGTTCTATAATATTGAAGATGCTATTATGTGGGAAAACCATGTTAAAGAACAGCAGTATAATGATGTAGAAATTGTGCCTTTATTTTCGTAATATGTCTAAATAATTTTACTCATAGGTAAAGCACAATATAAAAATGAGTATTTCAAAAGATACGAAAACTTTATTTAATTCTGGACCGATAAAATTTAGTGATTTACGCAAAAACTTTAAAAATCAAGATGTAGGTGAAGTAAAATCAAGTGAACTTTTTAGAGAAACTAATCCTGGAGTAACTGATCCAATTGTTCCAGATGCTGATGTTAATGAAAATATACCTGCAGTTGACTCTGGAAACTCTTTAAATTTATCAAATTTTAGAGACACTATTAAAGAGATCATTTTAAGACAAGCTGGAACTGATAAAAATCTTTATGGTGATAGTACGGACGGTTGGGGAGCAAATTTAGATAGAAATATTAAAAAAACACTTAAAGTAACTGGAACATTAGGATCCGATGAACCAGCATCATCTTCTCTTGTTTGGAGTGGTGATGCAAGAAATGTTAATATTGAAGTGTTTGGAACAATTGATGGTTCATTTGGTAATGGTGGAACTTTAGACTCAACAGATGGAGAAGATGGTGGAAAAGCTGTAGAATTGAATGCAAATCATAAAATTCGATTTTTAGTTAAACCCAATGGAAAAATAAGAGGAGGTGGTGGAGGAGGAGCATCTGGAGCATCTGGAAACGCCGGTGCCGATGGTGATGCTGGCGCTGATGGTGATGCTGGCGCCGATGGTAATCAAGGACCTAGTGGTGATGGAGGATCTTCTGGAGGTCCTGGTGGTGCTGGAGGTGATGCTGGACTTTCTGGTACTTCTGGAGTTGGTGGAACTGGATATATATCAGGAATTGGAAATGCCGGAAAAGGTGGAGATGCTGGTGATGGTGGTGATGGTGGTGCAGGCGGTGCTGGTGGTGCTGGTGGTGCTACTGGTGCTGCTGGTGCTACTGGAACAACTGGAGATGCTGGTGACGGTGGTAAATGTAAAGGTATTGTTGATGAAGAATTTATCTTTGGACCATGTGGTGTTCCCAGTCTCCCCGATTGTCCAAATGGATGGCAAAGAGGACCAGATGGACCTTATAAATCATGTGGTTGGAATGGTGGCAATTCCGAAAGATATAGGTATTGTTATAAATGGCAGGAAGTTCAAATCTCTGGTGGAGGAGGCGGAGCTGGTGGTGCAGGCGGAGCTGGTGGTGCAGGCGGAGCTGGTGGAAAAGGAGGAGATGGTGGAAGAGGTGGAAGAGGTGGATTTGGTGGAAGAGGTGGATCTGGTGGAAGAGGTGGTGTTGGTGGAAGAGGAAAAGGATTTTTAAATACTAATAATGCTGCTCAACTTGGAGTAAAAGGTGGAACTGCCACACTTGGTGGTGCTGCTCAAGCTGGATCTGATGGACAACAAGGATCTGATGGAACATGGGGTCAATGGGGACAATTTGGTCAATATGGAGAAAGTGTACAAGGATCAGAAAGATGCCCAAAAGGTTGGGAGACAAAAAATTCTGCCTCATCTGGTGAAGCAGGATCTACTGGTCAACAAGGAGCTCAAGGACAATCGGGAGGAAGGGGAGGAGATGGACAAAAAGGTCAAGATGGACAAGCTGGTCAAAATGGACAAGATGGAAATCCAGGAGAATCTGGTGGTGTGGGAGGAGATTATGGTCAAGATGGAGCTAATACTCCACAGGGAACAGCAGGAAGAGGAGGAGCAGCAATTTTTGGTCAAAGTGGACAATATCATGTTATTGTTGAACCAGGAACATCTTCACTACCTCGTGGTATAGTTCTTGGTGCCTATCAGGGGGGAACAAGTGATGTGTCATCGGCACCACTAACAGCATTCGTAAAACCTCAAGTTCCTGCGGCAACTCTTACATCTCCAGGAGCAACATTAACAGAAGGTTCAGTAATGACCTTTACTGTTACAACACAAAATATCTCAAATGGAACAATTCTTTATTGGACTTTATCGGGATTTGCTGTTAAAGAGGCAGATTTTGAATATAATCCAGCAACTGATAGTTCTCTAGCAGGTGCAGTTGAGATTAACTCAAATTCTGGAACATTTAATGTTGTTTCTCTTGTAGATACTCTTATAGAAGATAATATTGAGGTGCTTGTATCAGTTAGACTCGATGATGTTCAGGGAGAAATTCTTGCTCATAAGTACATTACTTTGCTTGCCAATGCAACTTAATAAATAATCGCAAATTATAATAATTTTTTAATCATGTATTTTCCTACAAGTGCTATTAAAGAATATTTCAAAAAACATCAAGAATTTTCATTAACCGAGGAAGAACTTGATAAACTTGTTGACATTTTTTATGCATTTTTTGCAGTAATTGTGAATAATAATGATATTGTTAGCACAGATAAAACTCAAGAAAAAAGAAAGGAAATATGTTTAAAATGTCCTAGTTTTAATGAAAAATCATCTTCTTGTAATATATGTGGTTGTTATATTCCAAATAAAATTCTATATCCACAAGAAAGATGTCCAATTGATAAATGGACTATGGATTTAAAACTTGTAAGAGAATTATTAATTAAAACAGTTCAATACATTGATAATAACATTAGAGAAAGTGGTGATAATATTATTACTATTGAGGACCATGAAGAATCTATGTTAGGTAAGTAAATGGAAGAACAACAGTATCCCTCTATTCCAGATCAGGCAAAGAACATCGTTAATCTTGTACAGGACGCCATTACTGATGTACTGAAAGGTAATCAATTATTTGCCACGGATGAAGAACAAACAAGACGAATGGAGATTTGTAAACAGTGTGAATTTTACTCCGAACAAGATGTACGATGCAGACAGTGTGGTTGTTTTCTAAAGCAAAAGACTTCTCTTACTGCATCCAAGTGTCCACTTAATAAATGGAATCCAGAGCAATCGACATCTTCCTGGTTTTAGATATAATACCAATAGAAACCTCTATAACTATAACGCCCAGGGTTTTTTAAACTCTTTAATAAACTCATACCACCAAGTTCTATCATACCTTGACGAACGCTATCATAACGGGGACCTATTCTCCCCGTTTTTTTATTGATACCAATAATGGGACGTAGTTTATTCTTTTCTTCTATTAGTGACCATTTATATCCATAACAGTTATAACAGTTACGGGCACAGATTATTATATTTGAATTCTTTCTTATGTTACCAGTTACTTCTTCTGCTGCTTTTGCCGCAGAATTCCATGTTTTAATTTCACCTGTTTCAATGCATATACCTTGTACCTTATGTCCATTGCGATTGATCTTTTTACGATCTTCATCTGTAAATGATCTTAAGTGTTTTATTTGATGAGGTTGAATAGTATTCTCTTTTATGATAGGGACGATATCATCTTCATTATCTTCCTCTTCTTCAAATGATCTAAAGTTATAGTTCTCTCCATCATATGTGTTATAGTGACGTATCCAGTGTTCTCTTCTTTCATCTAATTCTTTTTCATCACATTCATCCAGTTCTTGTATACCAAAACGATGTATACCATATTGACGAAATGCTCTGTGTAGTGGTTCAGAGGACATTTTATTGGCAGATTGTATGTGAGATTGCCATTCTTTGTTCATGGGTTGTAGAGTGCTTCCCACATAACGTAGACCATTTTCTTTATTGGTGATTAGGTAGATTATGCCTCTTGACATATAGTGTATATTGATCTTTTTGTATAGTGTATATTATCTATTCTTAATGTTGTAATGTTTTGTGATGTGTGAGAATGCGAATAATGGGAAAAATTTGTTATTGTGTGATATAATGATAGTATTATATGGTGAAATAGTCTTATAATGGGTGTAAATGGTTGTGTAAATGGACTTAAATGCTTGCAAATGCTTGTAAATGCCTCTAATACCTTATAAATGTGTCTGGGTCTTGTGAGGTTGGCGAGCATAGCATAAGACGCGCAGTTTGTCAAGTCCCACCCCTGCCCAGGTTACGAGATCCGCACGAGATCGCCCACGAGATCAGACATCCTTATAAGACCACGAGATCTGCACGAGATCTTATCATATCAGCATTTATTAACATTACGAGCATTATATGCATATATAACAGTATCATTATCTTGTACGAGATCTGGGTGGGCACAACGGGCTTGCGCTCTCTACGAGATCATGCTACAATACAAACACGTTCACAAACCACTACGAGTTATGTACGACGATTACGAGATCGACTTTGATTCCATGGCAAACGATTGTAATCTAGATGAAGACTCGTACTACGAGCATCATACACGAGATCTGCACGAGGACGACGATTATGCACGAGATGGGCAAGACTACGAGAGTCTTGCATATCGCCATTATGCATGATAGAATACCCACACACCGCACGAGATACACATGATCGCACAGAAACGCAAGGTAAGTGTCACTCTATACGTTGAGTGTTATGATGATCTAGATCTAGAAGATCTCAATTGGAGAGAAATGCTAGATCTGCAGGGTGATGAAGAAGTTCATGCTAGCATCAAAGATCTAGATCCATTCTGATTATGTGACAGTCTTATAAGTGGCACAAGCGTTATAGTATGATACTATGCTATAACGTTAGTGTTATATGAATATTTCATGGCAGGGGGAGTGGCGATGTATTGTCGTCCACAGGGATACCCTTCCCCTCATCCGATTGTCCCTATAAGATACCACAGCACCATGCCAATTGGTGAGATCTTGTGCCACCTTGTGAACTGGTCTAGTGTTGCCTTGAAGCACCACGAAGCGGGTTTATGTTGGTTCTGTTCAACACAAACGCCCCATGATTTTCCTCACTGTTGCTGATCACGGTTGTGTATATACTCTTTCCCAGGAAGATGGCGATGAGTTGTACTTTGCACCCATTTATAAGAACGGAAATATTAATCTTGAAGAGTTTGCTCCTGTAGATCTTGATTCTGCAGATATGGATGAAATGGAGTTGTTTGATATCCGCAACCGTTTGAGTGCCATGTGCCAAGTGTGAAACTGGCACACACCCCCTTGTGCTTCTGGTGCAGGGGGGTTAAATTACATTCGTTCAACACCACACCGCCACCAAATGTCAACTCGCTCACGCATTGGTATTCAACTCTCTGATGAGTCTATTCTTTCGGCGTATCATCACTCTGATGGTTATCCCGAATGGTTGGGTCGTATTCTTCGCACCCATTATAACAGCAAAGAACTTGCTGCAGAACTGATTGACGGTGGCGACATGTCATCTTGCTGGACTACTGATCGTTGGGATACTAAACTCAACAAAGAATACGGTGCTAATTACTATTCCTACCGGGGTGAAAACTGCCCCCCATGTCTTGATGCTTCACTGGAAGAGTATCTCTCTGATAATGAGGAATTTGCCTACCTTTATACTCTGGAAGGTGAATGGGTGTGCTACAATATGCACCAGTTTGAGAATGACAAATCGCCAGAACTGGTAGAGATTCCTGCCCTGGCACTGGCAGTTTGAGAACTGGCACAAGGGCACTTGATTAATCCCAGGTGCCCTGCTACATTACATTTGTTCCTGAGACACCTCATGCAAACCGTTTACCGTGTGATTGGTTTTGGTCAGAGCAAGGATGGTTTCTTTAATGAGAAATCCTTTGCCAGCACTATTGGGTATGCTGTGAGTATGTTTAATGCCCACAAGAAAGACCCAGAGATGGAGGGTGCTGTGATCATCAAATCTGAGCATGAGACCTGGGAAGTGGTCGAAGAGTTTGGCACGGAGGGTATGTCCATCGTGTGCGGACCTTTGTTTACCTTTAAGGTGGAGAAGGCACCCAAACTGGTGCTGCTGTGACACTCAACTAACTGGACCAGGGGGGTTGACATGCCCCCCAAACCCTGCTACATTACATTTGTTCTTGAGGGATCACCCCATGCTCAAAGGCACCGAACTGCTGACCAAAGTGACCACCATGCAGGCACAATCCCTGTACACTATGACTGAAATTCTTCGGGCATGTGGTTATGAGGTGGAAGGCAAACTGCATTTCACTCAATTTTATACTGAACTGCTGGATGCCAAGGGTTTGCTGAACAAACCTGAACCCACGGAGATTTCTGATGAGTATCAGGAACTCTATGACGAACTGTGTGCAAAATACGGTGAAGATGCCGTAGATGCCTTCCTGGAAATCTGGGAGGAAAGTGATCTTCACGGGTTCACAGATGCCTATCAAGGACATTATGAATCGGAGGCAGACTTTGCAGAGCAGACTACATCTGACTGCTATGGACTGAATGTTCCTTCGTTCGTGGTGATTGACTGGCAGGCAACCTGGGATCAGGGACTGCGTTATGACTACGAGTTCGTGGACGGTTATGTGTTCGTGAACGCCTGGTAAGCACGAGATCGCGTGCGAGATGTGTACGAGATGCACACGTATCTTATACACATCTCTACGAGATCATGTATACATCACAGTATACACTATCATTACGAGAATGTCAATCACTTGACAAACATCACGAGATAGCGTATACTATACAACATGGGAGTATGGTGGAATCGGTAGACACACCAGACTTAAAATCTGTTGGGCATTACGCTCGTGGGAGTTCAAGTCTCCCTACTCCTACTTGGGTGGTTTGAGACAATCACCACCCATACACGCGAGAGTGGTTATATCATACACATAGGTACGTGGTGATTATATCAAAGAAGATAGGAACAAGGTGATAATGAGGCAGGGAGTGGTGACCCTGCCTTTTTTCTTTATGTGCAAGAATTAGTGCTTCACCCCACTCACCCCTTCCCACACCATCTAACGTGCTTATATGACATTAACTCATACCCCTTCGGGGTATGCTAACGCATCTCTTTAAAGTATAATATAAAGCTTTATATTATCATCTTCAAACCTAACAAAGGTATTCTAGTCAAGATTACAAGATGTGTCAAGCCCCTGGCACATTAGAGTACCTGATGGCACTGATAAGATGCCCTGATGTTACGGAATGTTGCAACCCCTTGCCCTGGTGCCCCTGGTGTGCCATACTGATCTCGTGGTTGGGACACCTCTACATTCCCCCACCCATTCTTGACATGAACCTCACCAAATCTTTCCCCCCTGCTGACGCTCTGATCGAAGTTCTGCAGGAGGTTGACTATCAAAAACTCTACCAAGATGTGCGGAGTTTTGTTCTCACTGCTGCCGCAATCGCCTATGTGGTTGCTACTATTCTCTGGGAGAAGATTCAGACCATGAAGTTCCAAACTCCTGAAATGTTCACCGAATACTTCTACTTCGGTGTGAACATGATCGGTGAACCTGGCGATGAAATCGTTGGGTTGAGTGTTGGCAACCGTTACATCGGTTTGTATAGCAACGGCATCGCCTGGGGTGTGCTCAACGAGCAGGGTGCCCTGGACAGTTGAGCAAGTGGCACATCGGGCACCGTGAGGTGCCCTCACCCATGCCAAACTACGTTTGTTCCTGAAACACACCCATGGACACCTACTTCTTTGAGATCGAAGACTCTGCTGATGAAGAGATCTTTGACATTATCCCCGAAGATTTTGATCGCAGCAAGTTCATCGAGGATGGTGAAATTGACGCGAACTTCATCCAAATGCTCAACAGTAACTACACTTTCTGATGACACCTGATACCTACACTTTCACTGGCGACACTGTGACAGTTCTCGGACTGGTTGGTGTCCTCTCCACTGGCATCATCCTGGTGCTATGCTTCACTCGTTACTTCAATTCTCCACTACGCAAGTGACACTCACACACCTCAACTATCAGGAACTGGATGCCCTGATGGCAATTCTTGACAGTAGCGATTGGTGCTACCTGACTGAACTTACAGAGGCGGACATTCCGCTTCTGTATGACAAACTTACCAAAATGAGGGATGAGATCTGATGAACCGTTCTGAACTGCAAGATGCTCTCATTCAGCAGATGCTGGATGACATGGACCTCAAGACTATGACCCTACTCTGTTATGACTACCTCGAAGAAGGTTACGCAAAGTATTCTGATGAAGAATTGACCGAAGAAGTGAAAGAATACTACCCCGAACTGCTAGAGGGGTGACGATCTGACAACTGGCACACCGGGGGTTGACCCCACCCCCAATCCGTGCCATACTGATCACATCAGCGGGGGTGAAGCATCCCGCTCAAAACACTTCACTCAACCCTTTACTTTTTTAACATCATGTTCAAGTTCCAATCCAGCGCCATCGAAAACATCAGCGAAGTGCAGAACGGTCAAGTGACTGTTACCTTCAATGGTGGGCGTGACTATACCTACAACGTGACCGATCCTGCAGAGTTCGTTGCCGATCTCAACCTGGTGATCGAAAACGAGGACTCCGTGGGTAAGTTTATCAACCTGGCAATCCGTGGCGATCAACTCACCCAGGTGCCTGCCACCGTGTGACGATCCTGGGGGTGGCACATGCTGCCCCCTTTCCCCCGCCAGGGCGCCTGTATACTGAACAAGTTCCACACCTGAACCGACATGACCTTCATCTCCTGGAGCGCCGCCCCCAAGGGCACTGGCATCGACCACGCGGAGTTCTTCACCAGCGAGGAGCACGCTGTGGACGTTGCCTTCGACTGGAGCATCGAACTCGGCGGCGCTCCCGTGGTGATCTACCGCGACGAGCAGAAGTGGATGGAGATCACCGCCTGATCTCCCTGGGGGTGCTGGGCACCCCCACCCCCGTGCTACACTGAACAAGTTCAACACCCGAACCGATCATGACCCAGCAGCAACTCCTCCAGAACGCCCGCATGATCCTGGTGGGCAACGCCGATGCCAAGCGCCAGTGCCTGAAGACTGCTGCCATCGCCCACGGGCGCACCGCCCAGCAGGTGAGCAAGGCATCCACCATGCGCCTGGCGCTCTGGGTGAGCAAGGGCACCAGCGCCATCTGATCGCCCTGGGGGGCACACCCTGCCCCCTTCCCATGCTATACTGAACAAGTTCACACCACACCACACCACACCATGGCAACCGCAACCCGCACTCACCAGACCGATCTGTTCGATGTTACCTGCAACGAATGGACTAACTACAAAACCTGGAATGTAGTGCTCTGGATTGAGAATGATGAAAGCATTCACAACTTCATCCAGGAGAATGACGTTTGCTGTTATGAAGAACTGCTAGAGGCACTGTATGATCACGGCAGCATTCAAACCCCTGATGGCGTGATGTGGAACGACCCAGAGATCAACCGTGCAGAGATCAACGGCGACGTGTTTGACTTCTGAACCCTACGGGGGGCACCACTGCCCCCTTCCCGTGCTACACTGAACAAGTTCCACACCTGAACGCCATGCGCTTTGAAGTTCGCTATCAGACCCCTTACAACTCCTGTGAGTGGCGCTCACAGTGGTTCACAACCAAGGAGGAGGCAGATCGGATGGTTGAGTTCTACCGCTCCTGTGGATCTCCTTCCCACATCGCTCCTTCATCTCTGGCACAACTAGAGCGATGAGCAAAGGAACGGCAGCGCCCTAAAGACTGCCACTCTACCCAATTGCAAACTCTACGATGACCCGCGACCTTGCGCTTTCTCTCCTCCGCTCTGGTGACAACGGCGCACAAATCCTGCAAATTCTTGACACTCTTGTTCTGGGGGATAGTGTTGACGAATCTGCTGAATGTGGCGCAGACCCTACACTTGACGCCATCGACTTCTGATCACACTGTGCCGACCCGCTAGGCGGCACAGCGGAGGGTTCCGACCCTCCCCTTTGCCCCCTGATCTGCTATACTGATGTCATCGGGGGGCAAACGGACCCCCCACAATCCCACCAGCACCATGACCATCTACATCGTGATCGGCGGATACAACCAGGGCGGTGAGAACGCCAGCACCCTCCGCACCTTCAGCGACCGCGATGCTGCCATCGCCTGCGCCCGTAAGATGGAGGAGGAGTCCCGCTTCCTTGACTACGCCATGGTTCTCCAGCAGGATCTGAACAGCAAACAGTCCTACACTGTGAACCACCGCCTCGCTGCCTGACCCCTACGGGGCACCCCCAGGGTGCCCCTGACCTGCTACACTGAACAAGTTCCACACCTGAACCGATGATCGACCCCACCCCCCTGCAGACGATCCTCTCCCCCACCCGCTACCCGTTCGCGGTGGCGTTCGTGAAGGGAGGTAAGATCGCCCGCACCCTTGCCTACGCCAGCACCCTGGAGGACTGCTACTACCAGGTGCAAGGATGGCGGGCTTGCCAGAGCAGCGGCGCCTTTATCATGGCAGAGCAGCAGGAGCGCAACGGCAAATCCTACTGGGTTGCCGTTTGAACCCTACGGGGCACCTTGACGGGTGCCCCCGACCTGCTATACTGATTCCAGTTCACACCTGAACCGACCATGACCACCGACAACTGCTTCGACTCCCAAGACTTTTGCACCTTCTGGGATGCTGCCTACGGCATGATCTGTGAGGATGACTACGTTGAGCGGATCATGGGATCCGCTGACCACGGATGGGCGCTGGACGCTCTGCTGGATCGCTTCCTAGAGGGTATGACCCCGACTGCTGCGGTTAATGAGATCATCGACGGATACGATCCCACACCCTGAACCCTACGGGGCAGGTTGACGCCTGCCCCTTTACCGACTACCATTAGCAAGCAACCGCAACCGATCCGATGACCACCGCAACCGCCATCGCCGCCGCCTCAGTGAACAGCAGCGCCATCTCCCACCTGGCGATCGTGCCAGGTGCCCTGCAGGGCACCTTCGACCTGCTGGTGACCTACACCAGCAGCAGCACCGAATACCGCTTCGCCTTTGAGGATCACGGCGCTGCTGTTCGCTGGACTGACCTCCTGCAGGATCCTGAGGCACGGGAGGCAACCTCCTGGGGTCGCCTGCTCCACCGTGCTCTGCAGCACGGTGATCTGGAGAGGATCTGATCCTCACGGGGCAGGTTGACGCCTGCCCCCGACCTGCTATACTGATGTCATCGGGGGGCAAACGGACCCCCCACAATCCCACCAGCACCATGACCACCATCCTCACCAACGCCGAAATCGAAGCGATGATCGCCCGTGGAGAGTATCCCACCCTGGCACAGCTTGGTCGTATGGAATACACCGAAGCGCGCAAGATTGCCCTTGAGATGGGTATCAAATCCGAATTTCAAAAAGCGTACCCGAAAGTGTGTGCGATTCTCATCACTCAGTTTGATGAGTGGGTAGAGCAAACTCTCAGTGCCGCTTGAGGCATTGAACCCTACGGGGAGGGTTGACCCCCTCCCCACCCATAGACTATAGTTCTCTCAACCGCAACCGATCCGATGACCGTGACCCTGACCCCCATCTCTGCCAAGGCGAAGAACCGCCTGGCAAACCAGATGGCAGGCGACCCCGTGGTTGTGGTTGAGCAGCGCCAGGGCAACGACCTGTTTTGCGTGAGCAGCAACGGCACCTGGTGCGCCTGGGTGAACTGCCTGACCGATCCGAACTGGGCAGTTCACTTCTGACCTGCTACAGTACCCAAGCAACCGACACCCCATCCCCATGATCCGCATTCTGCCTGCCGCCTTCGCCGCTCTGACCCTGATCATCGGCACTGCTGTTCACAACTCCGCCCAGGCAACGGTCAACGATCACCAGGAGCGCATGGCAGACGCTATGTGCAGCGCCGACCCTGCCTGGTGTGGTGAGCGCCGCTGACCTGCTACAGTACCCAAGCAACCGACACCCCCCCCCCCCCATGGCGATCTTCTCACAGTGCTCCGACCTTCAGACCCGCGAAACCATGTGGGTTGCCCGTAAGACTGACGATGCTCCTCAGTCCCGCTTCGCTGGACAGATCAACCCTGCCGAAGGGTACTGGTGGGCAGCACGTTACGCCGAACGCTACGCCGACGACGTGGTGCCCCTGGAGGGTTGACCTCCTGCCCCCGACCCTGTAGAATTCCAAAGCAAACCGCACCCCACCCCATGCTGGACGGAACCATCGCCACCGCCTTCGACGACCTGACCTCCTTCCAACTGGAGGAGTGGCTGTGGGAAGGCAACCCCACCGCCAAGGAGGAGCGGGCCATCTTGAAGGAGCTGGTATCCCGCCAGCAGCGCCTGGAAGCAATCGCTGACCTGCTCTGGTGACCCCTACGGGGCACCTTGACGGGTGCCCCACCCACCCTGTAGAATTCTGGAGTACACCGCAAGGGAACCATGCCTGAGACCTTCACCGAGCAACTGCTGCACATCGCTGACGACTGCGGGTGCATCACCTATGACGACGCCCTGTATGCTGCCGACCTTCACGGCAGCGTGAATGAGTTCCTGCAGGAGTACGGCACCGCTGACCGCTGGGGCATCGACGGCATCGACGCTGGCGAACTGCTGACCTGGTTGGGATACTGATTCCCTACGGGGCACCTTGACGGGTGCCCCCGACCTGCTATACTGAACAAGTTCCACACCTGAACGCCATGACCACCGCCTTCACCGAGCAGCAGCAGATCGACGAGGCATACATCCCCACCGAGCAGGATTGGGAGGACGTGTTCGCTGAGGAGCAGGAGCACAGCTTCCTGTTCAGCGGTTGGAACACCCGCCGCCAGCGCCATGAGATCCTCGCCTACATGGCACCCACCGCTCAGCAGGCATGGGAGACCTGCGCCCGCCTCAACCCCGACCTGCAGGTGGTTCGCTGGGACGTGGCAGACAACTTCTGACCCCTGCGGGGAGGGTTGACCCCCTCCCCTCCACCCTGTAGAATTCCAGAGCACACCGCAACCGACCATGACCAGCACCACCATCGACGGCATCCAGTTCACCATCACCCGCCTGCCCGTGGCGCACGGCACCCGTGCCAACCGCTGGGCGAATCAGATCAAAGGCGGCAGCACCCGCGTTCGCACTCACGGCGGAGCAGCAGGCAGCAGCGCCACCCGCATGAGCACCGCCAACAGCGCCCTGGGCGACGTGAAGTGACGGCACGGGGGGCACACCGCCCCCCTTCATTCGTTCGTGGCGCAGCACAGTATAACGATAGCGTGATGCCGTTCGTTCGTGCTAAATGGCAGTATTATGGTATAACGGTATCGTTATGGCGGCGGGCGTGGGCTTAAAAGCGATGGATCCCCTAATCTATAAAGTGTTACCCAAATGAGACTTATAATACTCTCAAACCAAAAAAATTTCCCCCATAAAAAATTCCCCCACAGGTCGCTTATAATTTTAAAATATACTATATAAAACAAAATGTAAAAAAGAATGGAATGAAGAAGAACTTTGAAGAGGACTGCCAGTTATTGCAAGTTGATCCTGTGAGTGGACAGTATTATGTGATAATTCCCGAGTGGATTGTGAATGAATTTTCATGGTACGAAGATACTGAAATAAAATTAAAGATCGACGGAGATGAAATAATTTTGAAAGAAAACAAAAATTAGAGAAATTGACATTTTATACATAATACTGTATGATACTGAAGTAAAATTATTCCTATTATGTCTAAAGGATTTACCGTAAAAGCAAAGGCACCAGTTGCCTCAACTTCATCAGAACCAGAATTTGATTACGAAAAGGCAAGAGAAATTATTCGTGGGAAATCAATTGTTTTTTGTCTTCCTGGTAGAGGAGTTTCTTATACATTCTTGAAGAATTTCGTGCAGATGTGCTTCGATCTCGTGCAGAACGGGGCAAGTATTCAAATTTCTCAAGATTATAGTTCCATGGTGAATTTTGCCCGTTGTAAGTGTTTGGGGGCAAACGTTCTTCGTGGACCTGATCAACTTCCTTGGGATGGAAAATTAAATTATGATTGGCAACTTTGGATTGACTCTGATATTGTATTCAACACTGAAAAATTTTATCAGTTAGTCTTAATGGACAAAGATATTGCTGCTGGGTGGTATTGTACCGAAGATGGTATGACTACATCCGTTGCACATTGGTTAGATGAAGAAGATTTCCGTGGTAATGGTGGAGTCATGAATCACGAAACTCTTGAAACAATCTCAAAGCGCCGCAAACCATTTACTGTTGATTATACGGGATTTGGTTGGTTACTGATTAAGCACGGAGTATTTGAAAATTCTGAAATGAAGTATCCTTGGTTTGCACCCAAGATGCAAGTTTTTGAATCTGGCGAAGTTCAAGATATGTGTGGAGAAGATGTCAGTTTCTGTTTAGATGCAAAAGAAGCAGGATTTGAAATCTGGTGCGATCCACGTGTACGAGTTGGTCACGAAAAAACAAGAGTTATTTGATGTCTAACAAATCTGACGAAAAATACAATATTCTGTGTAGAGGACGTAAAATCTACACTAATCTAACAGAGCAAGAATTTTTCGACATCTTGGAGGATCTGTCATTTCAATATTATAAGACAGGTTCTCCAAACCCTTCTGAAATACAAACTGAAATCGTAGGAGATTAATTATGGCAGTAAAAGTAAAAGGTGGTCTGAATAAGCGCACGTCTTATATTCCTGGACCTCCGAAGAAAACAAGGCAGGGAGATGGTGATGGCACCAAGTATGCTGCCACGTCTCGCAATAAGGCTCGTAAAAAGTATAGAGGTCAAGGTAAAGGATGATTGATGACCTTGAGGAGTGGATTGATAAACTAAAAAAATCCCATCCAGACCTCAAAGGTTTCTCGATATGCCCTTTTGCAAAAACAAATACATATAAAATTATAAATTGTTCAATTGACGATATCAAACCTCTTGATGAAGAGTTTGGTGTCGTTATTTTTGTAGTTGAAGATGATTTGGATATAGATTATGGATATCAAAAAATTCAAGAATTGAATGAATTGTATCCAAAATACAAATTTTTTGATGATTTTAGAGATGAAGTAAGTTTTATTAACGGTGTTCAAACAAATAATGGACTTCATAACCTAATATTATATCAAAATGAACAATTTTTGACTAAAATGAGAAAAATTTTAGCAAAAACTGGATATTATGATCTTTGGGACGATGAATACCTAAAAAAAATCTTGGAAAAAGACTACGAAATGGTTCAAAATATTAGAAATAAATAATTTTTTATCAAAATTGAATTGAAACAGTTTTCAATGGGAAATCACCTTCTTCTTGAAGTGTATGATGTCGATTCTAACCTCATTAATGATGCCATATCTCTCCAAGAAGCAATGGAAAGGGGCATTAATCGTGCAAAAATGACTATTTTGAACATTTTTTCACATTGTTTCGTACCTCAAGGGTGTACAATCGTGATTTCTCTCGCAGAAAGTCACGTTTCTTGCCATACATGGCCTGAAAATGGGTGTTTGGCAATAGATGTTTACACCTGCGGCGAAGGAAATCCAAAATTAATTGCTATTGAACTGTTAAAATACTTAAATTCTGATAATTATAAGTTAAGATACTTGTATCGTTAAATACTGGTAGGGGAGATAGCAACCTCCTTCCAAAAAAAGTTCTGTTTTTACCAAAAAACAGGAGCTAAAATGTCAAATTTACCAGTAGATAGAGATCAAAACTACATGCATCAAATGTGGGGCACCACAAAATTGGTTACTGATTACAATTCCTCTCCAGAAAAGAAAAAAGTAATTCAGGAAATCATGCACGATGAAATTGGAAAAAATAAATTCAATTTATCGGAAAATTCCCACAAGTCTATAAGAAATGATGTAGATTATGATGATTGGGATTATGGAACAGAGCCAATTTACGGACGTCCATGGACCTAGTATAAATAAAAAAAAGTACATCATCTAATATTTTAATGGCAATAACGAGAATATCAAAAGGATTTAAAGATATTAGTTTATCTTTTGATATGCACCCAGTTACCAAAGATATTCTCGTTTTGACTAATGAAACTGCAATTAAAAAGTCTATAAAAAACATTATACAAACAATTCCATCTGAAAGATTTTTTAATCCTTTGTTTGGATCTCAAGTAAACCCCAGTTTATTTGAATTTATAGATTTTGGTACTGCTTCTATATTGCAAAATTATATAGAAATTGCTATAACTAATTTTGAACCAAGAGTGACTGATATTGAAGTTGAAGTTACACCATATCCAGATTTGAATTCATTTGAAATTATTGTTTATTTTAAAATTATTGGTGAAAATACACCAAAACAAATATTCAATTACATCCTAGAGGCAATTAGATAAAATGCCTTTTACCAGATTTGCCAATTTAGATTTCGATCAAATTAAAACGTCTATAAAAGATTATCTCAGAACAAATTCTAATTTTACGGATTTTGATTTTGAGGGATCTAATTTTTCAGTTTTAATAGACATTTTAGCGTATAATACCTATATAACGGCTTTTAATGCCAATATGATATCCAATGAATCTTTTTTAGATTCTGCAACCGTAAGAGAAAATGTAGTCTCTTTGGCAAGAAATGTAGGGTATGTTCCTAGATCAAGGAAATGTGCAAAAGCAGTAATATCATTTAATGTCAATCTTGGATCACCAGTTACTGCACCAACACAAATTATACTCAAATCTGGATTAGTTTGTATTGCCCCAACCGATAATACTTCTTATGTATTTTCGATACCATCAAATATAATAACAACAGTTAATCCAAATTCTGCAATAGCTTCTTTTAATAATATAGAAGTTTATCAGGGAAATTTAATAACGCAACAATTTTCTAATGTTTCTTCAGCAGATTATAAATTCATTTTAAATAATTCAAATATTGATACTAGCACCATCGTTGTTAGAGTAAATGGTGTTGAATATAAAATGGTCGATAATATTACAGAAATTAATAGTTCTTCTGAAATTTATTTAATACAGGAAATAGAAGATAATCAATATCAAATTATATTTGGAGATGGAATATTAGGTAAAAAACTAGAAGGTGGATCGACTATTGATATTAGTTATATTATTACCGATGGTAAAGATGGTAATGGTCCATCATTATTTTCGTTTGCTGGAATTTTAACTAATAATTTAGATCAAATTCAAACACCAACTTCTCCAATTTCAATTACAACTGTTTCTGATGCCACAGGTGGTTCTGATTTAGAAACAATCGATTCAATAAAATATTTTGCCCCAAGATTATATTCGTCACAGTATAGAGCAGTTACTTCTGTCGACTACGAATCTTTAATAAAATACGTATATCCAGAGGCAGAAGCTGTAACTGTAATTGGTGGAGAATCAATGGACCCTCCACAATATGGAAATGTTTTTATAAGCATTAAACCAAAAGACTCTTATAGATTATCAGATTTTACAAAAAGTGATATATTAAAAAAAATAAAAAATTATTCCGTAATAGGAATAAATCATCACATAATGGATCTTAAAGTTATTTACGTTGAAATTGATAGTTCCGTTTATTATAATTCAAATAAAGTTTTAAATCCGTCATCATTAAAAGAGAAAATATTAACTTCTTTGGAAACTTATGCAAAATCTATAAATTCTTCAAAACTATCGGGTAGATTTAGATATAGTAAAGTTGTTCAGTTGATTGATAATGTAGATTCAACAATAACATCTAATATCACTAAAGTTAAAATGAGACGTAATTTAAATTGCGTTTTGAATAATTTTGCACAATATGAATTGTGTTTCGGAAATCAATTTCATAAAGAAATAGGAAAATATAATATCAAAAGCACTGGTTTTACAGTTTTAGGTGAAACTGGAACATGTTTTTTTGTTGATGTTGCATCAACAAATGATATTGGAGAATTGACAATAGTTAAACCATTGGAAGATTTAAAAACATTCCAAATTGTTAAAAAATCAATAGGTACTGTTGATTATAAAACTGGAGAAATATTAATTAATACCATTAATATAACATCAACAGCATTAGAAAATGGAATTATAGAAGTTCAGGCATATCCTGAGTCTAATGATGTAATAGGATTGAAAGATTTATATGTTATTTTTGACGTTAATACTAGTGCAAGTAACATAAATATGCTAAGAGATACTATTGTTTCTGGTGAACAAACTTCAGGAATTGATTTTCCAGTAACTTCAAGTTATTCAAACGGTAAAATAACGAGGTAATATGATATCGACAAATTTTGAGAAAAGAATAAAGATAAATCAAATTATTGGCAGTCAAATACCAGAATTTATCTTAGAAGAAAATCCTAAATTCTTAGAATTTTTACGTCAATATTATATTTCTCAAGAATTTGAGGGAGCACCTGTTGATATAATAGAAAATTTAGATCAGTATTTAAATTTTGATTACTTAAATGAAAAATTAATTGATGAAAAAATTATTCTTTCTTCGAATTTATCTGCAGATTCAAAAACAATAACTGTTTCATCAACTAAAGGATTTCCAGAAAAATATGGATTATTTAAGATTGATGATGAAATAATTACATACGAAGAAATACAAAATAATACCTTTGTAAACTGTTTTCGTGGATTTTCGGGAATAACATCTTTTAATGATAGTGAAAGTATTGAGGATTTGGTTTTTTCATCCTCAAAAGCAAGTTCTCACAAATCTGGTGCAACTGTCACGAATTTAAGTTCTTTATTTTTAAGAGAGTTTTATAAAAAGTTAAAAAATATTTTTGCTCCTGGATTTGAAGATTTTGAATTTCACCCAGATTTAAATATTAACAATTTCATATCAAAAATAAAATCTTTTTATCAAACAAAAGGAACTGACGAATCAATAAAAATTCTTTTTAAAGTTTTATATAATGAAACTCCAAAAATTATAAATTTAGAAGATTACTTATTAAAACCATCGGACGCTGAATACTTAAGAAGAAGTATTGTTGTTTGCGATTTAATAACAAATGGCGCAGATCCATTCAAATTAGTCGGTCAGCAAATAAGAAGTAATGATGGAACTTTTTCTGGTCCAGTATCTAGAGTAGATATATCAACAAAAAACAATAAAACTGTTTATAAAATTCATTTATTTTATGGATATGGTGATGATGATTTGATTGAAGGAAATTTTAGAATTACACCAAAAACTAAAGTAACTGATTTTGTTTCTATAGGATCATCAACTATTACAGTTGACTCAACTGTCGGATTTAATAATTCTGGAACATTTGTGTGCGATGGGCAGGAAATATCTTATCAAAGTAAGAGTGTCAATCAACTTTATGGTTGTGGTGGAGTTTTAAAACCTATAAATTCGGGAAAAGATTTATATTTTAAAGATTATGTAGTTTATGGTTATGAAAATGGTGATATTTCCAAAAAAATAGAATTCATTGTCATAGGATCTTTATACGATGTTGAAGGAATAGAAAATTTTAATTTATTAAGATCCGATAGTACTGTTGAACTTGGAGAATTTGGTGAAGACGTTAGATTTGATATTCAAGATAAAACATTAAAAGAATACGCTTTTAATTCTTGGATTTATAATATTAGAAGTAGTTATGATATTCAATTATTTTCTCTAGGAAGTCCAGTAATAAATCTTTATGAAGAACCAAATGATACTAGTTTAAAAGTAAAAGATTTTGTTGATATACTTTTAAAAGACACTGAAATGACAGTGTTGAGTAATGTCGTCGTTAACTCTATTTCTGGAAAACAAGTAATTTTAGATACTCCAATATCTGGAATTTTGCCGCAGCAAAAAATAGCTATACGTAGAAGATATAATTATTCTTCTAGTTCTACTATACCTATCAAATATCCCAATGTACTAGCAAATGTACAAAATACATACATTTACAACGATAATATGTATGTTGCTTCTAACTCTTTGCCGTCAAGGCAAATCTCGTTAAACATAAAAGAATCTTCAAAAACAATTAATAATTCGCAAGACGCAAATCAATTTTTTGATGGTTTGTTGGGAGGAAAGTATACGATTTTATCATTTGCTGATGAAGTTCCCTTTTTAACTGGTGATGTAGTAAAGTATTTTTATACTACAAGTTCACCAATAAATGGACTTGAGGATAATTCTGAATTTTATGTTGAGGTTTTACCTCAAAGAAACAAAATAAGATTGTATTCTGCTATTTCATTCTTACCAGTAAAAGACTTTTTAAGATTTGATAAAAATACTGAGATTGGAACGCATCGATTTGTCCTTATTCAACATGCATCTCAAATTTTAAGTCCATCAAATTCTTTAAAAAATATTATTTTAAATCAATCTTTTAATTTATCAGAAGAAAATTCAATTACTGAACCTGGTGTTATAGGATCTTTAATTAATGGAGTTGACATAATAAATTATAAATCTACTGATAGAGTTTATTATGGACCATTAGAAAGAATTGATGTTTCTAATCCAGGATTTAATTATGACGTTATTAATCCACCAGAAGTTGTTGTTACTGCACCAAACACTGGTATTGGAACGACGGCAAAAATTAATTTGATAGTAACTGGTGAATTTAAAGAAGTATTAGTTGATCCACAACAATTTGGCATAGAAAGAATCATTTCCATTTCCGCAAGAGGTGGAAATGGAAAAAATGCCGTTTTTGAACCAATTATTAAAAAACAATATAGAGAAATATCTTTCAATGCACAAACTCTAGAATTTGGTGGTTCCACAGACTTTACAAATGATTCTTTTATATTTAAAGATCAACATGGGTTAGTTAATGGAGAAAAGATAGTTTACAATTCTAATGGAAATTTGGGAATTGGTATAGGACCATTTGGTGGATCTAATTTGGATAGTGGAAATTATTTAATTAATGGTGGAATATATTTTACAAAAGTTTTAAATCCTAAAAGTATTCAGTTATATTCAACTCTTTCTGATGCTACAAGTGGCGTTAATACTGTTGGTTTAACGACAGTTAATACTTATGGAATTCATAAATTTAGAGTGTATGATCCTATTAAAGTATTATCGTATATTAGAGTTGTAAACCCAGGAGAAGGATATTCGCATAAAGTTTTAAAAGTTAATTCGTCTGGGATATCAACACAGACAAATATTATATCATTTAAAGGTCATAATTTTAACGATGGTGATATAATTAATTACACATACGAACAGGAACCTATTGTTGGATTATCTTCTTCTAATAAGTATTATGTTTTAAAAATTAATGATAATGAGTTTCAATTATCAGATGGTGGTGGAAAAGAACAATACGAAACAAAATCTAGCAAAGAAAATTACTTAAAAAGAAAACCAGCAAACATAGTTTCTCAAGGAAGTGGTTATCAAATATTTTCATATCCAAAAATAACAGTAGAAGTTACCGCAGAATATAGTGGCATTAGTTCTAATATAGAATTAACTCCAATAGTAAGAGGAAAAGTTACAGGAGTTTATCTATATGATGAAGGGTCTGATTATGGATCTACAGCATTAAATTTAAATATTAAACCACTAATAACTGTAAAAAGAGGGTCTGGAGCTCAACTAAAACCATTAATTATTGGGGGTAAAATATTATCAGTTCAAGTACAAAACAAAGGTTCTGGATATGATAATTCTATAGATTTGGAAGTAATTGGTAAAGGACTAGGTTGTAAATTAAGAGCTGTTGTAATAAATGGATTAATAGATTCCGTAGTAGTTTTAAATTCTGGTGTTGGTTATGACGAAACTTCTACTATTGTAATATCTTCCCCAGGTCAAGGAGCAGTTTTAGTTCCTACAGTAAGGTCATTAACTGTAAATGATTATTACAGATATCCAGGTGAATTTTATTTAGAAAACAAAGAAAAAACATCTTTAACTTATGGTGTAAATGGATATTACTCAAATAGAGAAGGAAGTGATTTTAATGATCCCGATCCAAATACATTACATTCAAAAATAATTGGATGGGCAAAAGATGGTAATCCAATATATGGTCCATATGGATATGAAGATCCTTTTAGTTTTTCTTCAAAAATAATTAGATTAAATACAGGATATAATCTAGATCCTTCCAAAATTAAAAACAGACCTTCTTTAGATACATTACCTTCTGGATTTTTTGTAGAAGATTATGTATTTACAGATTCTGGTGATTTGGATGAACATAATGGTAGGTTTACAAAAACACCCGAATTCCCAAATGGAACATACGCATATTTTGCTAGCACAAAATTAGACGTTAGTACATCTGCACAAACACTCATAGTTCCAAATTTCCCTTATTTTATTGGCAATTCTTATAGATCTAGGCCAAATCAAAACTTTATATTAGATCAAAATGAAGATTTAGATGATAAAAAATTATTAAGAAATACTTTTCCATACAGAGTAAACCGTGAACACTCTAATAATTATTTCTTACCAAAAAATTATGGATTAAAGCAAAAATGTGAAATAAAATCAGTTGAATCTGGATCTGTAGAAAATCTAGTAGTTCAAGTTTCTGGTGAAGGATATAGTGTTGGTGATGATTTAATATTTGATAATTCAAATACCGATGGATCAGGAGCTTCTGCAATAATTTCTAACATTTATAATGGGGTAAATATTGATCAGATAAACACAACATATTCACAATATGAAAATGCTGTGTTCACTTGGGACAATTCTAATTCTGTATTAGTAACTATTTTACCAAATCACAATTTTTCAGATGGCGATAATATACAAATTAGCGGATTAAGCACTTCTTCTATAAAGGGGTTAAACGGTAATCATAAAATACAAGTTGATATTTCTTCTTCTACTTTACTTAATGATTTAAATTCTGCAAATGCTGTCGGTGTTGTTACTGACATTTATCTAGATAAACCACTACCAAATGTTAGTGTTGGTAGTAGCATTAGTATAGGAACTGAAACATTTTCTATTTTAAATATATTTGAAAATAATCTTTTAAGATGTAAACGCAATAGAATTGGAATATCCCATACTGCATCATCAATTGTAACAGAAATACCTTGTAAATTTAAAATAAATTTAAATACCAAAAATTTTGTTTCTGAAAATAAATCTATATCCTATTTTAACCCACAACTTTCAATTGGAATTGGAACTGAGGATGGAAAAGAAACTTTAGTTACTCAATACTATGGATCTTTTGCTAGACAAGTTTCTATACCAACAAGAAGCATCTATTTACCAGATCATCCATTTGAAACAAATGATTTAATTTCATTATCAGTTAGTCCTATAGTAGGAAGTGCTTCTATTAATGTTGCCAATTCTTCAAGTTCAACTCAGTTTGCTATTCCACCTGAAGTAAATGAAGAGCAACAATTATACGTAATTAAAAAATCAAAAGATTTTATTGGAATTGTAACTCAAGTTGGTTTAACTACAACTAGTTCAGGACTATATTTTATATCAAATGGTTCAAATCAATACGACTATAAATTAGAAAAAATTCAAAATCAAAACAAAGTAGTATCGGGAAAATCTACTAAAATAAGGTGTCAAATTATTACAGATAATCCACATAAATTACAAAATGGAGATACTATTAATCTTGAAGTTGTTCCAAATTTAAATTCAGGCGGAATAACTACATCATTACCAGTAAAAATAAAATACAATTCTGATTTTCACATTTTATTGACTGATGCTACAACTTTTAATTCTTCTTCAATAAATGTTTCAAAAAATACTATTTCTTTATCATCACATAATTTTTATACTGGTCAAAAAGTTTTTTATGACACTGAAAATTATGTCAGCAATGGAATTTCGACAGGAATTTACTTTGTGAATAAAATTGATAGTAATACAATAAAATTATGCGAATCTTATTCAGAATCAATATCTTTTCCTCCAGAAGAAATAAATATCCAAAATATTGGTGGAAATGGTCAATCAATATACCCAATTAATCCTCAAATAATAGCAATAAAAAATAATAATTTATTATTTGATTTATCAGATTCATCGTTAAATGGATATGATTTTGATATTTTTTATGATAAAGGATTTAATAAAAGTTTTGTTTCTACTGGATCAACCTCACAATTTAATTTTCAAAAAACTGGAACTCCAGGAACTGATGGATCTGCAAGAATTTATTACGATAACTCCATTTCTTCTCTATATTATACTTTAACTAAAAATTCATATTCAATTTTTAAAAATACAAATAAATTTGATTATCAAATAATATTTGCCGATAGCCGTTATAATAAGTCAACATATTTTGTTTCAGGGTCTGCAAGTACAAGTTTTTATATTAGTTTAGATCAAATACCAGAAGTTTTACAATATTCTGGTGGGGATAATGTAAAGATAAGATATTACACAAATTCCAAAAATACAACCGGTCCAATTCATTCGGTAAAAATTCTCAATGGTGGATCTGGTTACACACAAATTCCAAGAATATTGGGAATTAATACTTCATATTCTAAAAGAATTCCTGGAAATAATGCATTAATTTCTATAGAATCTAAATCAATAGGAAAATTTAGATCAATTGAAATTTTAAATGATGGATTTGATTATCCATCAGATAACACTTTGAGACCGGCAGCAAATTTAAATAGATTACTATTATTAACTAACAATGAAGAAATAACTGAAATTAATGTTGTTGATGGTGGTAAAAATTATATATCAACTCCAAATTTTGTTTTAGTTGATACATTATCTAGAAAAACTGTTAGTCCAGGTATAATTGAACTTGGATTAAATGGAAGTTCTGTTGGATTTGTTAAGATAATTTCAAGACCAAAAGGTTTATCTTCGTCTCTCCATAGATTGTATACTATTAATAATAGTAATGGAGTCACTATTACTGGTGTAACTACTACAGTAAATGGTGTTGTACATGCGAATGTTCGAACTCCACCTATTTTTGGATTTACTACTCCACCATTTGTCCCTGGAGATTATGTTTTTATTGAAGGTGTTCAGAAAGGTCCTTCTGAAGATGAATTTGGAAATATTACTTTTCCTGGAGATGGATTTAATTCTGCTGATCATGGATATAACTTCTTTAAAGTTGTTGAATTTATCAATGATCCAGGAAGTGCTGTTTTAAAATATGAAATATCCCCATATACTCTTAATCCGGGAGTACCAGTTATAAGTCAAACTACATATAGTTCTGCTATAAATGAAAAGAATTATCCGATATTTGAAATAATTCAAAATAAAAGTAATTTTGTTGACGGTGAGGAATTATATGTTAATGATGTACCAACAGATATTCAAATTAAAAGTTTATTATTTAATTCTATTAATGTTTCCAATACAACAGATAAAATTAAACGATTTGATACGATAAAAGGAACTGCTTCTGGGTCAAAAGCAGTAATTTCTGACGTTTTTGATTATTCTGCAAGATTTAATTATTCTTCTTTTGGTAGAGCAAATATTGGGTGGGTTAATGATACTGGAAAATTAAATTTTGAGACACAAGCATTACCGGATAATGATTATTACCAAAATTTATCATATTCAATTAAAAGTACTATAGAATATGATAAATTTGCAGAATCTCTCAATAAACTTGTTCACCCTATAGGAACTAAAAATTTTGGAGAAATTGGATTTAGTTCTTCTTCAAAAACATCTATTGGTGGAACATCATCTTTATCAACTGTTTTAAATTTAGATAATAGCGAAAGAGTTGATATAATTAAAAATTACGATTTAGTATTTGATTATGAACCTCTTGCAGGATCATCTTCTAATATTCGTTTATTGAATAAAAAATTAAGTAATTATATAGAATGTAGATCAAACAGAGTTTTGCAAATAGATGACATTAGTAATAGTTTTTCTAGCTCAGAATTTAATAAAGATGAATTTTTAGAAACTATTAATTATGATATTGCTGGATTTTATTCTAAATTTTTAGTTCAAGTTTCAAACATACCACAAAATGAATTAGATGAAAGGTCTTTTCAAGTTTCAGATTTAGTTGTTTTAAATGACTTTAAAAATACATATACTTTAAATAAATCTGATCTTTATACCAATTTCAATCTTGGATATTTTCAGGGAGAATTAAATAATGTAGGAGATCCTACTTTAAAATTTACACCCACAGATCCTTATAATACTAGTTATAATTTAAAAATTTATAGAGAATATTTCACTTTACCTAATGTTACTGGATTTGGAATTACTGATTATGGATTTCTTAGATTGTTTAGTGAAGCAAGAACGGTAAAAAATCAATCTGGATTTACTACATCGGTTTTTAGAGCATTATCTAGTGATTATCATACAATACACTCATCTTCTTTAATAGTAAATCTTGATGACTACTCATTAAATTATTATGAGGTTGTTGGAACTTATGATGGAACAAATACTCATATAGCAGAATTTTATTTTGATTCTAGTCAATATTTGGGTGGTTTTTCTGCTGGTTATATTGGAACTTTTGCTTTAACGGAAAATTCAGGTGTTTTGAGTTTGAATTTTACCAATAATACATCTAGTAATCTTGCAATAAAAACAAAAACAGTTGCAATCGGAAATACTCAACTTGGTGAAGGAATACATAGATTTTTGGTTGAAGATCAAATACCAGGATCAGAAAAAACTTCAAAAATTGAAAGTGACTATTTGAATATTACTGGAATAACTACGATTAAAACTTTTGATAGTTCCGTAGAATCTGTATTAAAATCTTTGATAAGAATTTCAGTCGGTTCTACCGTTTCAGTTTATCAAACTTTAATAGTTAGTGATCAAGTAAATACTAAATTGCAAAGTGATCCATTTATTACTGTAGGAACTTCTTCAGGATTGGGAACATTTTCTACCAGTAATGATGGATCATTAGTTAAGTTAATTTTCTATCCAGAATCTAACTTTACTTCTACAGAATTATTAGTTCAATCAATTGACCAATTTCTTTATGCCGAAAATGACGAATTTAATATTCCTGATATTTTATCATATGGTCCTTCAAGAGAAAGATTATATGTCAACAAATATGGATCAATTAATAATTTTGGAAAAGATAGATTAGATTTTGATTTAAATTGGAATAGAACTCCCATATTTGAAAAAACATTCAATCCAAAAAATATTAAACAACTTGATACAAATACCGGAATATTTACTATAACTAATCACTTTTTTGAAGATAATGAGGAATTAATTTATACTTCAGGATCTACTTTAATTGGTGTTGCTGCAAGTGCAATTGGAATAGGAACTACTGTTGTTGGTGGAACATATTTTGTAGGAGACTCTATCGTTGGATTTAAAACTGTAACTGGAATAGCTTCATCTGAAGGTTTAATATCCACAGGTTCTAATGTGTTTTATGGACCCAATATTCCAGACAATACATCTGTAACTAGTATTGGAAAAACTTATACTTATTTTGTAGGTAGTGTTTCTTCTGGTTCTACTGTTATTACTGGAATTGCAAATACAGCAGTATTGGCAATTGGTTCGGGAATATTCTCTGGAAATAATACACAATATGGATCAATAGTTTCTATAGGAATTAATTCTATAACATCTTCACAAGTTATTCCATCCTCGAATAATATAGTTTATTATTCCAATAACTTAAATTATTCGGTTACCTTGAATAATGTTTCCACTGGTACTACTTTTAGACAAACATATCAAGTTGGTATTGTAACTGATATTTGCCCATCTACAGTTTATGCAAGAAAAATAGGAGAAAATAATTTCACTATAACTGGAACTAAAAATGGAATAGGATTTACATTTACCAATTATGGTTCTGGTAATGTTCATAGATTAGAAATGAAAAAGAAACTTGAAAAAACTGTGTTAACTGTTAATGGAGTCATGCAATCTCCATTAACTTATACACCATTAACAAAAACTTTAAGTGGAAATTTTAACGGTTTGGTTAGTGCAGGAACATCATTTATTTCTTTAAGTGGAATATCATCAATTCAACCAATTGATATTCTTAAAGTTAATACTGAATATATGACTGTAATTAGTGTTGGTGTTGGAACAACTCCATCAGGTCCAATTAGTGGAATTGGAACTTTCCAATTATGTAATGTTAATAGGGGATCTTTAGGATCAATTGGAAGCACTCACTTGGATGGATCATCTGTAAGAATATATAGAGGTGCCTATAATATTATTGGCAATAAAATATGGTTCTCTGAAGCTCCAGATGGAAAAGGAAATAACGCTTTATTTGCAGATAATTACCTCCCATTGCCAAAATCAACTTTCAATGGAAGAGTTTATTTGAAAAAAGATTATTCAATTAATAGAATTTATGATGATATATCTTTACAATTTACAGGTATCGGTAGAACATTTACATTATATGAAAATGACAAAGTTGTTTCTGATGCTCAAGCAGGAAATAATCTTCTTCTTATTAATGATATTTTCCAAGTACCAGATACACAAACAAATACTGGAAACAATTATGAAACATTAACAAATAATGGAATTTCTAGTATAAGATTTAAAGGGATAACGCTACCAAATACTTCAGAAACATTTACTGTTGATTATGACGTAAATCAAAATGATTTGCCTAGAGGTGGTGTATTAGTTTCATTAGCTTTTACTGGTGGTTATGGTTATGCTCCATTAATTGGTGTTCCTTCTGAAGTTCTAGATGTTAGAGTTGGTACAAGTGGATCTATTAGTCATATTGGTTTTACAACCTCAATAATAGTTGGATTAGCGGCAACTGGAAATATTGGAGTTACTACAAATATAATTACAGGAATTAATACCGATAGTATTAAAGTTAATCAAAAAGTTATGAATATTTTGAACAAATATATCGATGAAATAAAATTTGTTCCACAATATGTAAATTTGAAAGTACCAAACCAAACTGATATTTTACAATTCGATACTTTAGTATCCAATATAGGCATCAATTCTATAACTTTATCAAAACTAACAACCAATACCTCGGCATTAACAACTTCTTTTGGATTTGATTTTGGAGACGAATTTAGAGGTTCTGGATATTACAATACAGTTTCTGTAGCAATTACTGATACCTCACATGCCGGATCTGCTGCGTCTATTACTGCTAGTGTTGGATCGGGTGGTTCAATAACACAGTTTAATATTATAAGTGGTGGTTCTGGATATGCAAATCCACAAGTATCAATTTCAGATCCTTCTTACCAAAACTTAAAAATAGAAGGAATATATAGACCTTCTATAGGAAATACTACAGCAACTGGAATAGGTCTTTCTATAACAATAGAAGTTTCACCATCGGAAAAAACAACTGGTATTGGTTCAACATCTTCATATGTTAGTGATTTTATTATCACTAAACCTGGTTATAATTTTGAATTGGGTGATATATTTACGGTTTCGGGATTAACAACAGCACAAGGTCTTTCATCACCATTAGAAAAACTTATATTTACTGTAACTGAAGTTAGATCTGATACATTTGCTTCATGGCAAGTTGGCGAATTTGATTTTGTTGATAGTATAAAATCTTTACAAAATAATGTAAGAACAAGATTCCCATTAATACGGGATAATAAATTATTAAGTTTTGAACGCAGTAAAACTGATCCAGCTTCTGCGATAATAGATTTTTCTACAATATTACTCATTTTTATTAATGGCGTTATGCAAGAACCTGGTATTTCTTATGAATATAAAGGAGGGACCACATTTAAGTTTTTTGAACCACCTAAACCAGAGGATAATATTTCTATATTCTTCTATAGGGGAACTAAAGATGTTGATAGTATAGAAATAACAGTTTATCCAACAATTAAACCAGGAGACACTGTACAAATTAAGAAAAATAATGGAATACCTTTATCTTTAGATCAAAATCAAAGAGTAATTTCGTATATTACATCTTCTGATACATTTGAAACTGGAGTTTATTTGGGGCAAGGAATCGATGAATTAAATGCAAAACCGATGAATTTAATTCCACAAAAAACTGACGTAATAACAAACGAAATTGTTCAATATAAAGATAGAGATTCTTTAGAACCTATGGTTTTTCCAACTGCGAAAATAATAAAATCATTTAGTTCTTCTGACACTGAAATATTTGTAGATGATGCACAATTTTTTAATTATGAAGAAAATAACTTTGATTTAAATATTTCTTCATTTGATGCCTTAATTGTAGATCCTATAACTCAGGTCTCTGCCGCATTAACTGCTACTGTTTCTTCAGGATCTACTATTTCTACTATTAATATTGTTAACGGTGGAAGTGGTTATATCGGAATTGGAAGTAGTATATTATTAAAAATGAATTCGACGCCAGGAGTTACTACAGAATCAATTATATACGCAACTGTTTCTTCTGCTGGAACAATTACATCTCCTTTTGATATAGTCAATTCTGGTTATGGATATACTTCAGTAAATCCTCCGCAAATTATTGCACCTATGCCTTCATATAAACATGAAATGATAGATAACATTCAATTTGTTGAGGGATTTGCTGGAATAATTACTGGAATTACAACATGTCCTGGAATAGGAACTAATCTTGCAATTAAATTCTTTACTTCATATGATCAAAATTCATTAGTTGAAACTTTAAAAGTTGGATATCCAATACATGTGTTTGACACTTATGTCGGAAATGGAGTTACTTCTATTAATTCTAACGGTTCTAGTATTATTTCAGTAGGCACTACTTATTGTGATAATGTATATGAAATTCATAGTATCGTTGATTTAAGTTTAAGAGGTGAGTTAATATGCAATATTTCAAATACAACTAATATTTCTGGAATTAATACATCTGGTTTAGTCCCAAGGGGTAAGTTTTCTTGGGGTAGATTTAGTAATTTAAAAAGATCTTCTTCCCCTATTTCTATAGGTCTAAGTGGATATACTGCATCTACTGGATTATCTACGCACCCAACAATCCAAAGACGTGGGTATGGATTGAGAGAACTTGGTAGTTTAGTTAAAATATTTGTTGAATGATTTATAAATATAGTTAAAATGGTATAAAGTAATAAATGGCGGCAATAGTTACTGATCAATTTAGAGTATTAAATTCAAAAAATTTTCTAGATTCTGTCAGAGATTCGAGTAACTCTTATTACGTAGTTTTAGGTCTACCAAATCCCACTCAGGTAGGATTTGGTAGAACAACTTCTTGGGACTCTTCTATTCCAACTCCAGAAGATAGTTTTAATTATTTGGACCATTTCAAAGATACTATCTTATTTGGCAAAAGAATAACTTCAGATAATATAAGAAGACTAATAAGGAAAGTTGAGTGGCAAAAGAATACGATATATGAAATGTATCGCCATGATTATTCTGTTCAAAATCCTTCTCCAAAAACAAACTCTTATAGATTATATGATGCAAATTACTATGTAATTAATAAAGATTATAGAGTGTATTTGTGTATAGATAATGGATCTAAATCTACCAACAGATTGGGAAATCCTTCCCAAGATGAACCCTCTTTTGTAGATTTGGAACCATCTAGAGCTGGGGAAAGTGGAGATGGATATGTTTGGAAGTACCTTTTTACAGTATCTCCAAGTGATATTATTAAATTTGATTCTATTGAATATATACCAGTTCCAGCGGATTGGGAAACTACAAATGATCCAGACATTAAAGCAGTTAGAACTAGTGGAGATTCACTAATAAACGATAATCAAATAAAAAAAGTTTATATAGAAAATGCCGGAACAGGATATAATGCATCAACAGCGTCTTTAGATGTATTAGGTGATGGACAAGGAGCTAAAGTTATTGTTGACGTTGTGGGTGGTAAAATAAATGATGTTTTAGTTTCTAGTGGTGGAAAAAATTATACTTACGGTAGAGTTGATTTATCACCAATAAATCAAGGTGCAACATCTTTTGCACATTTAATACCAATAATTCCACCATCTAGAGGTCATGGTTTTGATATATACAAAGAATTAGGTTGTGAAAGAGTTTTAGTTTATGCTAGATTTGACGATTCTACAAAAGATTTTCCAACTGATATAAAATTTGCCCAAATAGGGATTCTTAAAAACCCAACAGTTGCTGGATCTGCAACTTCAACTTATACAAATAGCACTTTTTCAAATTTATATTCATTAAAATTAAACGCAAGTACAGTTTCATCCCCAGAGTTGGCAATCCCTGGAGCAAAGATTTTCCAATCAATAACCGGAGTTGGAACTGCTGTTGGATATATTGCATCATATGACAGCGAAACAAAAGTATTAAAATATTTTATAGATAGATCTTTATATTATAATGATCTATCATATGATCAAAAAGATTCAAAAACTGTTTTTACTCAAGGAAATCCAATAGGATTTTCAACTGCGGGAAGTTTAATAACTACTTCTTCTGGATTTAGTGCTGCAATTGATCCAACATTTCAAGAATCTGTTTTGGTTTTATCCAATACATCATCAATTAATTTAAATTCATCATTTGTTAATGGTATTTCTCAACCAGAAATAAATAGAAGATCTGGTGAAGTATTGTATATTGACAGTAGACCTATTGTCAATCGTAATCCAAAACAAAAAGAAGACATTAAAATCGTACTGGAATTTTAAATTAAAATGGCAAAAACAAACCTAAACGTATCACCATATTTTGATGATTTTGATGCATCTAAAAACTTTTATAAAGTTTTATTTAAACCTGGTTATCCAGTTCAGGCAAGAGAACTAACCACTTTACAATCTATATTACAAGAACAAATATCATCTTTAGGGAAAAGTATTTTTAAAGATGGATCTGTTGTTGTTCCTGGAGAGGTTTCTTATGACCCAAATTATTATGCAGTTAAGATAAGTCCGATTCATTTAGGTTTAGATGTAGAATTTTACTATAAAGAATTAATAGGGAAGAGATTAATAGGTGATATTTCTCAGGTTACTGCCATAGTTCAAAATGTCATTTCAAGAAATGATTCTAGCGAAAATGTAACTACGTTATATGTAAAATATTTAAATTCAAATTCAAACAATGAAAATATAAGTTTTATTGATGGTGAGTCTTTAACTACACTAGATAATGTTAAGTATGGTAATACAACTATAACTTCAGGAAATACTGTTGCATCATTAATAGATGCAAATTCAACTGCTACAGGGTCTGCAGTTTCAATTTCTCCTGGTATTTATTTTATAAGAGGTTTATTTGTCACCGTTTCCCAAGATACTATTATATTAGATCAATATAGTAACACTCCATCATATAGGATTGGTCTATCAGTATCAGAAGAATTTTTATCAGCATATGATGATTCTTCATTATATGATAATGCAAAAGGATTTACAAATTATTCTGCACCGGGTGCAGATAGATTTAAATTAAAAACTAAATTAACAAAACAGTTACTAACAGATTATCAAGATACTAATTTTATAGAAATATTAAGAATTACTGGAGGAGTTGTTAAAAAAATAAAAGAAACTACTGATTATTCTCTAATAAAAGATTTTATAGCAAAAAGAACTTACGAGCAATCAGGAAACTTTGCATTGAGTCCATTCTCAGTTTCAGTTGAAGATTCTTTAAATAATTTAGTGGATCAAAAAGGTATATTTAAAGCAAATCAAAAAACAGAACAAAATAATACTCCAAATGAAGAATTACTTTGTGTTAAAATTTCTTCAGGTAAAGCATATGTAGGTGGAAATGATATAGAGAAATCATCTACTACAATATTAGATGCTAGAAAAACAAGAGTAGTAAATACTGTTCCGGTTTCACCTGTTTTATTTGAGATGGGTAATTTGATAGTTCTGAATAATGTTTCCGGATCTCCGGCAATTGGTTTAAATAATAATTACGAATTAAAATTTTTCAATAATAGAAAAACTAGTAATATTTCGGGTGCAGGAACAACTATAGGAAAATGTAGGGCATATTCATTTGGTATTAGTGATGGGTCATATTCAGATGCGTCTAGTAGATGGAATTTATATGTCTATGATTTTCAAACTTATACTACTATTACTGTAAATTCAAACGTTACTAATGAAGTAGTAAAATCTTCTTTTGTAAAAGGTTTAAATAGTGGAGCTTCTGGTTATGTTGCAGAAAATCCAAATAATGGAAATACAATATTTTTATATCAAACTTCTGGTTCTTTTATAAAGAACGAACAAATTATTTTTAATAATAATAAAAATTTAATACGAGGGATAGAAAGTATTAAAGTTTATGGTCCAAAAGATATAAAATCAGTCTATCAAAAAGCATCAGACGTTTCTTTATCTGGATTATCTACAGATTTTTCGGCAGATGTATTCTTGCAAAAAAATCTTGCTCCTAATTTTAGTCCTTCAGACACCATAACTATTCAAACATCAGTATCTGGTATAAGTACTGTTATATCTCCAGGAAAAAGTTTTGTTGGAATAAAAACTGATTCTATTATTAGATATCAAAGATCTGGATTTCTTACAGAAACTTATAATAAAGTTATATCTGTAAGTGAAGACGGTTTAAGTATGAACGTTATTGGGGTTGCGACAGTTTCAAATGTTTGTGATGGTGCTATACCAACATCCTCTTCAGTTTCTTCAGCATTTTTATTGGGCGAATCAACAATTAAAAATAATGATAAATCAAGTCTATTCATGAATTTGCCGAATAAGAATATTTCTTCCGTAAATTTATCGTCATCATCTATAACAGTAACAAAACAAGTAACAGAAAAGTCCACTTCAAATTTAGGAACACTTTCATTATCCGTTTCTTCTGATTTCAATATATCCAATGGATATTTCCAACCATTTTCTGCAGGGAGATATTCCATATTTTATTCTGATGGAACAATAGAAAAAATAACAGCAGATAAAATACAGTTTGATAATAGTGCATCTACCATAACCTTTTCTGGTCTCAAAACATCTCAATCTGGAGTTGCTGTAATTTGCACAATTACTAAAAATCTTATTAATAATAAAACAAAAATTTATAAGAGAAGTGAAAAATTATTAATTAGTAAAACATCTTTAGGAATTTCTAATAATACTAGTGGTTTAACAACTAGTATTTACTATGGCACTAGAGTTGAAGATGATGAAATATGTTTGAATGTTGCTGATGTTTCTAACATTTTAGCAATATACGAATCTTCAAATTCAGAATCGCCAATTTTAGATACAATAGTTTTCCCATCTGAATCTATATCTGGAGCAATTATTGGTGAAAAGATATTTGGATCATCCAGTGAGGCTTGTGGGCAAATTGTAGAAATTCAGGGAACTAACGTTCGATTTGTTTATTTAAATTCGAATAAATTTCAAAATGATGATATAGTAAATTTTGAAGAATCAAAAATATCAACTTCAGTATTGAGTGTTATTTCTGGAGTTTATATAAACAGGACAAATGATTTTACATTAGATAAAGGACAAAAAGATCAATATTACGATTATTCTAAAATAGTTAGAAATTTTGGAACAAATTCTCCTGCCAAAAAATTATTAGTTATTTTTAATTATTTTGATGTTTCAGAATCTGATTCTGGAGACTTATATACTGCAAATAGTTACAACTCAGATAATTTTAAAAAAGATGTACCAATATTAAAGAATAACATTAGATCTTCCGATACTTTAGATTTTAGACCAAGAGTGTCTAAATTTGTATCATCGTCTGCTTCACCATTTGATTTTTCTAGTAGAAATTTTTCAACTTCACAATCAAATATCCAAATAGTTGTATCACCTAATGAATCTACTGTAATCTCATATTCTCATTTTGTACCAAGAATTGATAAATTGATTTTAAACAAAAATGGCAATTTTCAATTAATTACCGGATATTCTTCCCTAAATCCACAAGCACCATACTCTTTAGAAGATGCTATGGATATTGCTAATATAGAAATACCTGCTTATGTTTACGATGTAAATGACATTAAAATTTCATTAATTGAAAATAAAAGATATACGATGAAAGATATTGGGTCTCTTGAAGAAAGAATTAAAAATCTTGAAAATTTTGCATCTTTAAGTTTATTGGAATTGGATGTTAAGTCTTTACAAATTATTGATACCCAAGGATTGGGATTAGCAAAATATAAATGTGGATTTTTTGCAGATAGTTTTATAAATTCAAATTTAGTTGATTATAAAAATCCAGATACTAGAGTAACAATTAATTCACAGGATGGTGAAATGAGCACCGATGTTTCTATGGCATCGTTTAAAACTCAAATTTTACCAAATTTATCTTTAAATTTAGAAAATGTAGATTATTCACAAAATTTAGATTTAATTGATACTAATATTAAAAAAACTGGTGATTTAATTACTTTAAATTATTCAGAAATTGAATGGGGTGATATGTCTCAGCCATTTGCAACTACACCAGAAAATATAAATCCTCATGGGTTATCTGATTATACTGGATATATTAAACTTCGCCCATCTACAGATGCTTGGGTTAAAACTATAAATTCTATAAAAGGCAAAGTTGTAAGAACGCAAAGTGAATGGAAAAATATTTACTTATCTAATTTATATTTAAGTGGAGAAAATAGTAATAAAATGAGGTCTAGAAACGTTGAGTTTTTAGCATCAAATTTATTTCCTCGTTCAAGATATACACCTTATTTTGATGGGTCAACCTCAATTGATATAATTCCAAAATTACTAAAAGTATCTATGACCGCAGGTATTTTTAGTGTTGGTGAGACTATAGATGGTTATGATAAAAATGTAAAAGTATTTTCTGCAAGATTATGCAGTCCAAATCACAAATACGGTACTTACAATTCTCCATCAGAAACTTATTCGGTTAATCCATATGAAGATACTAATATACTTTCAGATTATTCACAATCAACAACAGTTTTAAATATAGACACGTATTCTTTAGCAGATGATTATGATGGTAGATTTTACGGATATGTTTCACCTAATATGGTTTTAGTCGGAAGATCAAGTGGAGCACAATGTACAGTTTCTACTCAAGATCTTATTTCTGATAACTTTGGGGATCTGATAGGTTGTTTCTTTGTTAGGAATCCATTTTTGCCACTTCTACCATCAAATATTTTTAATGTTGGAGATAAGACTTTTAAATTAGAAACATCTTCCAGTACACAATCTTCAAATTCAACTCAAATTAGAACGAGTTTGTGCGAATCTGTTTTTTATCTAACAGAAAATTCAAATTTTTCCAACAATAGCATTATCAGAAGACCAGTTTTAACTAGATCTTCAATACTATCATCAAAAAGTCATTTATCTCAAACATTTAAAGTTGATAATTCTGGTGGTTTCTTAACATCAATTGATTTATTTTTTGCTGAAAAAGATAATAATGAAAAAGTAACAATTGAGATTGGGGAAGTTGATATTGGTGGAACTCCAACAAATAAAGTATTGCAAGATTTTGCTAGAGTTCAACTATTGCCGAGTCAAGTTAACACTTCTGCTGATGGTGAACTTGCAACTAAAGCTACATTACCTTCACCTCTTTATTTGGAACCAAATAAACAATATTGTATAAAAGTTTATTCTCCAGCATCATCGAATTATGTTGTTTGGACAGCAACATCTAATCAAGCAACCGTTACTACTCAAAATTTCCCAAATTCTGAACAAATAATATATTCTAATCAATTTATAGGTGGAAATTTATATAAACCACAAAATGCAGCAATTTCTTCACCATCACTATCACAAGATTTAAAGTTTAAACTATATAAAGCACAATTTGTATCAGCAGGAACTGTATTTTTTACAAATCCAATTCTTTCTAATACATCATCATCCGAATTTTACGATTCAAATAATGAAAAACTAGTATCAAATCCAATAACAGGATTACCTCAAAAATATATTGTTGGAATTTCTACATCATATATGAATGATTTTTACACATTTGGTAAAAAGATACAATTTTCTAATGGAAATTTTGGGTTTATAGAAAAATCTGGAGGAAAAATATCTGGTGTAACAACAACAAGTGTTGGTATTGGTTATTCTGATGGACTTTATTCTGATGTTCCTTTATTTACTATAAAAGGATTTGGTCCTAATGTATATAATGCTAGTGCAAATTTAACATTTTCTGGAGGAAAATTAAATAAAACAGTTATTGTTACATCTGGAAGTGGGTATTCTAAAGGAGATTTGTTGGGTATTGCAACTGGATACAATCCTAAAGGTTCTGGAGCAGTAATATCAGTATCAGATTTAAATGGAATTGATACACTATTATTAACAAACGTTCCTGGAAGAACAATTCAATTGGGAAATACTTTATCATATTTTGATGAAAGTAATAATCAAGTTTCTTTAGCAGGAACTTTTGTTTCTCAAACACCAAGAATTTTAAATGATTTATATACTGGGTCAGTATTTAAAGTTGATCATTACAATCACGGTATGCACGACAGCAACAACTATCTTACAATTAGTGGTGTTTTTCCAGACACTACTCCACAAGAATTAACTGCAAGTATAACATCAGAATCAAATATAATTTCTGTTGCCAGTACTTCTAATTTTAGTAGCTTTGATGGAGGATCTGTTGTTGGATTTAATACTGGATATGTTTTAGTTAATAATGAAATTATTGCTTATACTTCAGTTAATGCAAATAGTTTACAAATTTCACAAAGGGGAGTTAATGGATCCATAACTAGAAATCATAATTCTGGTGATATGGTTTACAAGTATGAATGCAATGGCGTTTCTTTAATGAGAATTAATACTACCCATACAAAATCAAACTCACAGTATTTAAAATCTTTTGAAACTTCGGATAGTTATTACTTATCTTTTAACAGAGAAGAATCCTCTAATTCTACATTTGTCGAAGAAAAAACATTTGGAGGATCTAATTGTAAAATAACACAGAATTATCAATATAATTCTATAATTCCAAAATTTAATATTTTAACCCCATCAGGAACTTCTTTAAACAGTTCAATAAGAACAGTTTCTGGAACTAGTGTTTCTGGATCAGAACCATCATTTGTAGATCAGGGTCTTCTTCCATTATCTTTAAATTCTAAAAATGATTTTGATTCGCCAAGATTGTTAGCATCTAGAATTAATGAGATTAATAATATAACTGGAACAACCAAATCAAAGTCAATGATCATTTCACTATCATTAAGAACAAGAGATTCTAATGTTTCTCCAGTTATAGATATTGTTGAAGGATCCACCGTGGCATTAATTAGAAATAAGTTAAATAAACCAATTTCAAATTATATTTCAGATGATAGATCAAATCTATTATTGAATGATCCACATTCTTCGGTTTATATTTCTAATCAAATTACATTATTAAAACCAGCATCTTCATTAAAAGTAATCACAAATTGCTATAGAACTTCATCTAGTGATTTTAGAGTTCTTTATAAATTAATAAGAGCAGATTCTAGTGAAGTTGAACAATCTTATGAATTTTTCCCAGGATATAGTAACTTAAAAGACATAAACGGAGATGGAATTGGTGATACAATTATTGATACATCTTTAAATGATGGAACATCTGACTTTTTTGTTGGATCAACAGCAGAAGGTGAATATTCTGAATACGAGTTTACTGCAGATAATTTGGGAGAATTCGTTGGGTTTGTTATAAAAATTGTTATGAGTGGAACAAATGAAGCTCGCCCATTAAAATTTAAAGACGTTAGAGCAATCGCATTAGCATAATGATACCAATAGAAGGGCATAAAAATTTATATCGGGATGAAAATACCGGTGCAATATTAAATGCAGACACTAATGAATATAATAATTATATTAAAATGAAAAATGAAAAACTCAAACAAAAAAATGAATTGGATGAAATGAAAAAGGAATTGACGGAAATTAAATCTTTATTGAAGGAGTTACTAAATGGATCCCGATAAAATTGAATTGGAAAATTTAAGTAAAAGTTTTGAGTATTTTAAATATGCTTCGGAAATAGATAGCATAGATGATATTGAACAACTAAAAAATATAGCAAAGTCTTATTACAAACTTTATTTAAAGCAACAAGAAGTTTTATCTTCTTTGTCTTTTATTCATGGTAATGAAACATAAATATTTGATATATTACTTATGGCATCACAATAAATGGCCTCAATATATGTAAGTAATCTTATTATTAATTCTGGAACATCATTTTCTCAAGATTTTTTTCTAGAGGATAGTGCAACTAATTCTGCAATGAATTTAAGTTCGGCAAATGTTTCCTCCCAAATGAGAAAATGGGCAGGAAGCACGGGCGTTACAACTTTTACAACCTCAATCGTTAATGCACAGTCTGGGCAAATTAGAATTAGTTTGGGATCTAGCATAACTTCAGCATTAAAACCAGGAAGATATGTTTATGATGTCTTATTAACAAACAATAATTCAACTTCAAGAGTTGTTGAAGGTATGGCTTTAGTTAGAGAAGGAGTTACTAGGTAAATTAATATGTCTAAACCAACATCAAGGCAACAATTAGTAGATTATTGTTTAAGAAAACTTGGGGCACCTATATTAGAAATAAATGTAGATGATGATCAAATTGATGATGCAGTAGATGATGCTTTACAATATTTTCATGAAAGACACTTTGATGGTGTCGAAAGAATGTATTTAAAATATCAACTAACACAAGATGATATAGATAGAGGATCTGGAAAGGCAAAATCTCCAGTTGGTTCTGGAATAGTTACAACAACCGCATCATCGAATATTAATGGAGTTTCTAAAACTTTTAATTTTTACGAATCTTCAAATTATATACAAATTCCAGATTCTGTAATAGGAGTTGAAAAAATATTTAAATTTAATGCTAGTACAATATCTTCTGGTATGTTTAGTATTAAATATCAGTTATTTTTGAATGATTTATATTATTTTAATTCTATACAACTTCTTCAATATTCTATGGTAAAATCATACCTTGAGGATATTGATTTTTTACTTACAACAGATAAACAAATCAGATTTAATAAAAGACAAAATAGATTATATTTAGACTTTAATTGGGAAGGTAATAATGTCGGTGATTTTCTTGTTATAGACTGTTATAGAATATTAGATCCTAACGATTTTAATAAAGTATACAATGATAGTTTTCTTAAAAAATATTTAACTGCTTTAATTAAAAGACAATGGGGTCAAAATTTAATTAAATTTAGAGGTGTAAAACTTCCTGGTGGGATAGAATTAAATGGAAGAGAGATATATGAAGATGCAGAAAGAGAACTAGAAGATATTAAGCAAAGAATGACTTTAGAATATGAACTTCCACCATTAGATTTAATCGGATAATATGGCATTAAATCCCTTTTTTCTACAAGGATCTCCTGGTGAACAGAGATTAATACAAGAACTAATAAACGAACACCTAAAAATATATGGTGTTGAAGTTTTGTATATACCAAGAAAATTTGTTAGAAAAGATAGTATTTTTAGAGAAGTTACGACATCAAGATTTGATGATAATTTTTCAATAGAAGCATATGTGAGTAATTTTGAAGGGTATGGTGGATCTGGAGATATTTTAACTAAATTTGGAATGAGTTTACGTGATGAATTAGTATTAATTATTTCAAAAGAACGATTTGAAGATTTTATTTCACCATTTTTAGAAGGAATGGATGATAATGAAATAGTTTTGAGTACGCGTCCTAGAGAAGGAGATATTATATATTTTCCATTAGGTCAAAGACTTTTTGAAGTTAAATTTGTTGAACATGAGCAACCTTTTTATCAATTAGGAAAAAATTATGTTTATGAATTAAAATGTGAATTATTTGAATATGAAGATGAAATTGGTGGATTCTCTGATATTAGTACTGCTGTTGATGAAATAGACGGAACATTGCAGCAACAAGGTTACATAACGTCTTTACAACTATTTTCATTTGGACAAACCACAACAGCAACTGCCGGAATTTCTAGCGGATACGTTCGTAGAGTATTCTTAAACAACGACGGTAACGGATATACTGGAATTCCAACTGTTGGATTTTCATCAGCACCTGCAGGGGGAATAGATGCTTCTGGTGTTGCTATAACAACTTGCAAGGGTGGTGTATGTTCAATTAAAGAAATATTATTAATTAATCCTGGAGCAGGATATACTTCCATACCATCAGTAACAATATATTCTAATGGAAGTGGTGTTGGTGCGGCAGCAACTGCGGAAATAGTAGAGGGGTCTTATGGTGCAAAAGTTGTTGGTATTGCCACATACGGTGAAGGTTATGTAAGACCACCTTTAGTAACTTTTAGCAGTCCACCTATTGGTACTGGTGTTACTGCTACAGGAATTTCTGTTGTTGGATCTTCTGGATCTATAACTCAAATATTAATTCGTGATGCTGGAATTGGTTATACATCTACACCCACAATAACAATTGCTCCACCACCGTTATTAACTGGAATAGGAACTTATTCTTTCAATGAAGTCATACGTGGATTAGAATCTGGAACAACATCTAGAGTTAAATCATGGGATAAAGATACTAATGTATTAACAGTTGGTGTAATTGATGGTACGTTCATAGCAGGAGAAACAATAGTTGGAACTTCTTCTTCCGCAAGATATACATTAAAAGTAACGTCTGGAACAGAATTTTCTGATAAATATGAACAAAACGATGAAATAGAAGAAGAGGCAGATCTAATTCTAGATTTCACAGAATCAAACCCATTTGGTAATTACTAATGCTAGGAACTTATTACTATCACGAAATTATTAGAAAAACAATTGTTTCATTCGGAACATTATTTAATCAATTGTATATCAAGCATAAAGATGCTGAAGGAGATACTTATAGTGAAATAAGAGTTCCTATTTCTTATGGTCCTTCACAAAAATTTCTAGCAAGAATAGAACAACAAGCAAATTTGAATAAACCTGTTCAAATTACATTACCAAGAATGTCATTTGAAATGAACTCTATTCAATATGATTCTTCTAGAAAATCTGGAGTTACACAAACATTCAAAGCATCTGATGGTCAAAATTTAAAAAAAGTTTATTTACCAGTTCCTTACAATATTGGGTTTGAATTAAATATTTTAAGTAAATTAAATGACGATTCCTTACAGATTATAGAACAAATTTTACCATATTTCCAACCATCATTCAATTTAACAGTAGATCTAGTAGATTCTATTGGGGAAAAGAGAGATATACCAGTAGTATTAGATAATATTTCTTTTCAAGATGATTATGAAGGTGATTTTTCGTCAAGAAGAGCTTTAATTTATACTTTACAGTTTACTGCAAAAACTTATCTGTTTGGTCCTGTTGCATCTACAACTGATGGATTAATTCGTAAAGTTCAAGTTGATACTCATACTAGCACTGATATAGTTTCTGCAAAACGCGAAATGAGATATACCGTTCAACCAGATCCAGCAAATGCAGATCCAGATGATGATTTTGGATTTGATGGATCTTGGGAATATTTTGATGATAGTAGAACATACAGTTCCACACAACAAACTGACATTTAAACAATATGAAAAATAATTACGATAAATTGGATAAAGCATTAAACATCAGTAGTGAAATTATTGAAAGTGATTCTAAAAATTGTGAAATTGAAATTATTAAAACTGAAGAAAATGATATAAAAAAAGATTATGAGTATACAAGAGCAAATCTATACTCTTTAATTGAAAAGGGGCAAGAAGCAATTAATGGAATTATGGAACTTGCTGGTGAAGGTGGAAGTCCAAGAGCGTATGAAGTTGCTGGACAACTTATTAAAAACGTTGCTGATACTACAGATAAATTGATAGACTTACAGAAAAAATTAAAAGACGTTGAAGAAGAAACAACAAGAACCACTAACAACGTAACAAACAATGCTTTATTTGTTGGTTCTACTGCGGAGTTATCTAAATTACTAAAGCAAGGTTTTCTAAATAATAAAGAGTAAAGAAAATTTATCTGTGGGTAAAATAAAACCATTTAAAACTGTTGAAGCGATTGCTAAAAAGCATCGTCTTGATGTTTCGTTTATACAGAAACAGTTGGATATTGGAGAACCCATAGAACATGAGCATACAAAAGATCATGAACTTGCTAAAGAGATAGCACTTCAGCATTTGGACGAAATACCAGATTACTACACAAGACTTAAAAAAATGGAAGCATCTGCAAAAAAAGAACATCAGAAATTTAAAGATGTTACTGAAGGAAAAGGTCTTTGGGCGAATATTCATGCCCGCAGAAAGGCAGGTAAACCTCCCAAAAAACCTGGAGAAAAAGGATATCCAAAAACTTTAGATATTGAAGAGGGATTGAAGCAGGCACGTAAAAATGTAGGTGCTAGTAAGTGTTGGCCTGGTAAAGTTGCTAGGGGAACAAAAATGAAAAATGGACGTGAAGTTCCAAATTGTGTTCCAGAGCAAGTTGAAATGGTAAGGTATTGCCCAAGATGTCAAAAAGAAGAAACTAGAAGTGCTTGTAAATATGGACCAAAATATTGGGACATGTTTTCTTCACCAGTTGCTTTAGGATCAAATTCTTATGATCCCAATAAACCCCATCCCGCAAATGAAGAAAAGGATCATGAGCATTCTATGGCTCGTTCAGAAATTTCAACTATTATTTCTGCTGCGAAAAGACTTCAAAAGAAAATGAAGGGAGAAGGAAATATTGAAGCATGGGTTCAATCAAAAATTACAAAGGCAGCAGATTATCTAGATAGTGCAGCAGATTATGTAGATAGTGGTGAAATGAAGGCAGAAAGTATTAGTTTTGAAGTTGGTCACAAAGCAGTACAAAAATCAAGTTCTGCTGCGGCAAAAATACGCAAAATGTCCACTGCACAACAGGCACAGTTACCAAAAGAAAAAGTTAAAAAAGTTATAGGAACTGATCTTCCAAGATTTAATAAAGAATCAGTAACTATTCAAGACGCTAATGGTAATGATTTTATTGAATTTATTGATTTAATCAAACCAGAAAAAATAAAAACATTTAGTAAATTTGTAACTGAAGCAAAAAAATCGGAGATGAAGTGCAACTCCCCAAAGTCTGATCCCGTGGGTGATTCACTCACGGGTAAATCTCATGTTGTTAAGGCATGTTCTGGCGGCAAAGAAAAGATTATTCGTTTTGGGCAAAGAGGTGTAAAAGGTTCACCAAAGAAAAAAGGTGAATCAAAAGAGTATGCAAGTCGTCGTCATAGATTTCAAACTAGACACGCAAAAAATATTGCCAAAGGTCCAATGTCTGCTGCCTACTGGGCAAACAAAGTAAAGTGGTAAATTAAATGAAAAGTTTTCAACAATTTCTAAAAGAAAGTATCACTATTAATGGTGATTTTAATGGAACTCTAAATGTAGGAGGTTCTCAACCAGAACAAACAAGTGAATCTTTTCTTGCCGATGTAGTTTGGCAGGGTAAGATTTATCGTATGGAAGTTGAAGGTAAGATGATGAGTAAGAATGAACTTGCAGAACAACTGCAAGATGAATATCCAGGTGCAATCGTTCATAACATTTATCCAAACTCAACCAGTTCAGTAAAAGTTAAAAACGCACAGAGATATCAACCAGAAAGATTGGCATGGGGTGAGTGATTTATGGCTCAGTGGAATATAACTACTCAAGATTATTTAAATCAAGAAAGATCTTTATTTGAAGTTAATGGTGTTGCAACCAGAGATGGTAAAATTGTAGATGATTACAATCGTTTTCCAGTTACTATAAATTCTGATGCTTTTGGGAGAACAAGAGTATCAAATCCACTTACTCTATTTGATAGTTCTCACCGATATAGAGACAATAATCTTTGGGAGAGTTTGATTGTAGGAACTGGTTCTACTGTTGGATTCGTAACTGCTCAAGGATTAATTAATATTGGAATTGGAACTACAAGTGGTGATTCAGTTATTAGAGAAACTACCAAAGTATTTTCATATCAACCAGGAAAATCTTTACTTGTTTTAAATACATTCGTTCCTGCTACACCAAAAACAAACTTAAGACAGAGAGTCGGATATTTTGGTGCAGATAATGGGATGTATTTTGAGATTAATGGTACAACACCTTATTTTGTAGAAAGAAGTTTATCTACTGGAACTTCAACTTCAGTTGCACAATCTGATTGGAATATTGATAAGTTAGATGGAACCGGAGTTTCTGGTATTACATTAGATATTACCAAAGCACAAATTCTTTGGATGGATATTGAGTGGTTAGGTCTTGGTACAGTCAGAATGGGATTTGTGATTGATGGGAAGTTCATTCACGCACATTCATTCCATCACGCAAATCTAATTCAATCAACTTATATTACAACCGCATCACTTCCTTTGAGATATGAGCTTGCCAACACTGGAATTACTACAAGCAGTAGTACTATGAAGCAAGTTTGCTCTAGTGTAATTTCGGAAGGTGGTTATGAATTGCGTGGATTGCAACAAGCGGTTCAAACACCAATTACAGCACCAGTAGATTTACCCACTCCTGCTGGAACCTATTATCCTGTTCTTTCTATTCGTCTCAAATCTTCTCCAAATAGATTAGATGCGATTGTAATTTTGACTGCCCTTTCATTAATGGGAACTGGAAATGGACCACAATATAATTGGCAGGTGAGAGCATCAGCAACTACTACTGGCGGAACTTGGGTAGATGCTGGTACTGATAGTGCTGTGGAATATAAGATTGATGGAGGATCTGTGAGTGGTGGAAGAATTCTAGCATCTGGGTTTTTCTCATCAAATAATCAATCTTCTGCATCAGTAGATATTCTGAAAGAAGCACTATTT